AAATAAACTTACTTCAGGTAAGAATACAAAAAATATAAAATTAAAAAAAGGTAAATCTTTTGGTTATCAAGTTTTAGGATTTGGTGGCGGAGATAGAGAAGTAGCTAGATTTACTAGTGCAACAGGTGGTTCTATTACCGAATGTGGAAATTATAAAATTCATACATTTACAAGTAGTGGTTGTTTTGTGGTTGAAGCTGGAAATGGACCAACATTTCCTGATGGCGGACCCAATAAAGTAGATTACTTAATAGTTGCTGGTGGCGGATCAGGTGGTGGAGACCGTGGCGGTGGCGGCGGTGGTGGAGGAGTAAGATCATCTTTTCCCAACGCTTGTGGACATTTAGTTATATGCTCAGGAACTATTCCTGTAACAGTTGGAGCCGGCGGTGCCGGTCAAGGAGACAACGGACATGGAGCAGTAGGTGCAAACTCAGTTTTTTCATCAATAACCTCAACTGGAGGCGGTGGAGGAGGTGTAGGTACTTCTAATGCTTCTCCAGGAAACCCTGGAGGTTCTGGCGGTGCTGGAGCTGGACCTAGTGGAAACGGTGGAGCTGGAAATAGCCCGCCTGTATCAGATCCCGCAACACCTAGTCAAGGTAATGGTGGTGGAGTTAACCCAGGACCTATAGGAGGACTTCGAGCAGGTGGCGGAGGTGGCGGTGGAGCTGGTTCTGAAGGAGGATCTGGTTCACCAAGTGCAGGTGGTAATGGTGGAAACGGATCTTCAGCTTTTCCTACCGGTATAGCAGTCCCAGGTTTAGGATCTTCAAGAGAATTTTCCGGTGGCGGCGGAGGTGGTAGAGACGGAAGAACAGGTGGAAACGGTGGATCTGCTGGTTCCGCTGGTGCTAGTGCAGGACAGTCTGCTGCAAGTCCAAGTACTCCAACAGGAAACGGACCCGCAAATAGCGGAAGTGGAACAGGGGGAAGAGGAACTGACCCAAGTGGAACTTCTGGTACAGGAGGATCTGGAGCAGTTGTAATAAGATACAAATTCCAGTAATATAAATTATGGCACATTTTGCAAAAATAGACCCAGATACAAATTTAGTTTTAACAGTTTTAGTTGTTAGTGATTCTAATTGTATTAAAAATGGTGTCGAACAAGAATCTCTTGGTCAATCTTTTTTACAGAACAGCGCCAATTGGCCGGCTGCTAATTGGATTAAAACTTCTTATAACACTAAATTAAATCAATATTATAATAATGACGGCACACTAGCAGAGGATCAATCTAAAGTATTTAGAGGAAATTTTGCAGAAATAGGTGGTGAATGGGATCCTGTAAATCAAATCTTTTGGCCAAATAAACCGTTTGACTCTTGGGTTAAAAATTTTTCTAAAGCTACGTGGGAAGCTCCTGTAGGAGCAAAACCTGCTTATACAACTGAACAAAAAAATAGTACAACACATGATTATTTCTATTCATGGAATGAAAGCACTACATCTTGGGATTTACAAGAAACTCCAAAACAACCGTCCCTTACAACAGAACAAGAAGCAGCCGGACAATGGTATGATTACAATCCTGATAATAATAGTTGGGAGTTGCAAACTCCATAAAATTATATATAATTATTTGGAATGCAAAAGAAAGTATTAAGTGAATTAGATTTTTATCATGGCGATGTTAAGATGCCAAAAGGATTTGAAATAGATAGAATATCTTTAGCCATTGATATTTTTAAATCTGAAATTTGTCAAATGAATTTTAATTTTTCTAGACCTCTAGATATGTTAAATAAATATATAACGGAATATTTTGAATTAAATTTTAAAAACAAAATTTTTAATACATCACATTTTGGTAACATTTATTACCCAAACCAATCTTCTTTTCCAATTTTAAAATCAAGCGATTGTAGTTACGTTATGTTATACTGTATAAAAATAGAACCCGAGTCTTCTTTCTTAAGAATGTTTTATGACGATAAACAAAATAAAGATAATTGGTGGGACATACCTCTTGAAGATAATAAGTTTATTATGATCCCAAGTTTTTTAAATTATTTTATTTCGCCTAATAAAAGTGATGACATGAATATTATTTTAACAATAAAATATGAATCTAAGTAATTACTACTGGTCTTTTAAATCTGTTTTGACTCCTCGTTTTTGCGATGAAATTATTAAACATGCTTTAATGCAAAAAGAAGAAATGGCTTTAATAGGAGGATATGAAAGAGATCAACAAAAAAATCCTTTAACAAAACAAGAAGAAAAAAATTTAAATAAAAAAAGAAAATCTAATATTGTTTGGTTAAATGATAATTGGATATACAAAGAGATACAACCTTACATTAGAAAAGCTAATATAAATGCAGGTTGGAATTTTGAATGGGATGAGTCTGAACATTTTCAATTTACAAAATATAAATTAAATCAATTTTATGATTGGCATTGTGATAGCTGGGAGAAAACATATGAAAATGGTAAAATTAGAAAACTCTCTGTAACTTGTCAATTATCTGATGAAACAGAATATAAAGGTGGAGAATTAGAATTTGATTTTAGAAATTATGATCCTCACATGAGAGACGAATTAGAACATGTACAGCAGGCAAAAAACATTTTAACAAAAGGTTCTATTATTGTTTTTCCTTCTTTTCTTTGGCATAGAGTTAAACCTGTAACAGAGGGAACTAGATATTCTTTAGTGTTATGGAATTTAGGAAAACCTTATAAATAAAATGAAAAAAGAAGAATATTTTAAAACACCTATATGGTGGGAAGAAAAATTAGATTTTGTTAAATCACTTAACAAAACATCCGATAAGTATATTAAAGAATCAAGAAAAAGAAATAAATTAGCTATAAAAGAAACAGGAGATTTTGGAATAACTCATGCTTCAACAACACTACTTTCTGACAATTCTTTTTGGGATTTTAAAAATTACATTGGAAAAAAATCTTTTGATTTTTTAGACAGTCATGGGTATGAAATGAATGCATATGATTTAACATTTTCTGAAATGTGGGTTCAAGAGTTTGCAAAAAACGGTGGAGGACATCACAGTGCACACATCCATTGGAATCAACATGTATCAGGTTTTTATTTTTTGAAAGCCAGTGACAAAACATCCTGTCCAATATTTCATGAACCAAGAACAGGGGCACGTTGTACTAAATTAAAAATGAAATCAAAATTATCTAATAGTTTAAAAGACGGTATCGAGTTAATAAACTTTGTTGCAAAACCTGGTGTCTTAATAATATTTCCTGGTTACTTAGAACATCAATTTACAGTTGACCATGGTAAAGAACCTTTTAGATTTATTCATTGGAATATGACAGCAATCCCAAAAGGGGTATCGACAAATGTTTAAGGAACACAAATTTGATAAAAAAACATTTATAGGGGGTTGGTATATTCCTGAAAAATTATGTGACAAGTTAATACAATATTATGATGACAATGAGCCTAATTGGAAACAAGGTGTTATGTATTCTAATGCAACTTTTTTATCTGTAAATAAAGAATCAAAAGATTCTACAGATTTATACATTAGCCCTAATTGTGAAGATGACCCAATTGTTACATATAGGTTACAACTTTCTAAAATGATAAAGTTATATCAAAAAAAATATCCTCAGCTTGAAAACTATGAACACTATAATGTCTATGAGTTTTATAATATTCAAAAATATAAAGCGAACGGGGGTTTTAAACATTGGCATTGTGAAAGAAATTCTAAAACTCTTTCAAATAGGGTTTTAGTTTTTGCAACTTATTTATATAATATAAAAAATGGTGGAACAGAATTTTGTTATTTAGACAAAACTGTGCCTTCAAAAAAAGGATTAACTGTCATATTTCCAACAGATTTTACACATACTCATAGAAGCGAGGTATGTAATAAAGAAAAAATGTTACTTACAGGATGGTTAGGATTTAAAAATGAATTTTAAAAAAAACAAATATTTAGTTATTAAAAATGTAATAAGTAAAGATCTAGCTACGTTTCTTGCAAATTATTTTGTTATTAAAAAACAAGTTTATGATACGTGTTTAAAAGCAAGATATATTTCTCCTTTTGAAACATCTTTAGGTTCATATGAAACAGGCAATCAACAAGTTCCAGATACATATGCTCATTACAGTGATGCTGCTTTTGAAACATTAATGTTAAAAGTGCAACCTATTATGGAAAAAGAAACTAAACTAAAATTAAATCCTTCATATACATATGCAAGGGTTTATAAAAAAGGTGATGTTCTTGATAGACATAAAGATAGATTTAGTTGTGAGATATCTACAACAATGAATATAGGGGGTGATCCTTGGCCTATATATTTAGAACCATCTGGTGATAGAAATAAAAAAGGTATAAAAGTAAATTTAGATCCAGGAGATATGTTAATCTATAGAGGCTGTGAGTTGGAACATTGGAGAGAAGAATTTAAAGGTAAGGAATGTGTTCAAGCTTTTCTACATTACAATGATATAAAAACAAAAGGTTCTGATAAAAATATGTTTGATAACAGGCCCCATATAGGACTTCCATCTTGGTTTAAGGGTCGAGTTGACAGGAAATAAAAAATAGCTTACACCGTAAACCTGTTGAATTTATCAACAAACTAATATATTACCTAATAAACAGGTTTTTATATGTTACAAAAATTAGGCTTTGCTCCAGGATTTAATAAACAAGTCACAGAAACAGGTGCCGAAGGGCAATGGTTTGATGGAGACTTTGTACGTTTTAGATATGGGTCTCCTGAAAAAATAGGTGGTTGGGCTCAATTAGGAGAATCTAAACTAACAGGTGCAGCTAGAGCTCTTCATCATTGGGATGATAACTCAGGTATTAAATATGCTGCAATTGGAACCAATAGAATTTTATATGTATATTCAGGTGGTATCTACTACGATATCCATCCTATAAGAGTTACCTTGACAGGAGCTAATTTTACAAGTGTAGCAAGTCAACCGGCAGTTACAATAACTTGTACGGGTAATCACGGTTTGACAGAAGATGATATTGTATTGTTTGATTCTGTTACTGGATTAAGTGGTTCTACATTTACTAACGCTACATTTGAAGATAAAAAATTTATGGTTACATCTGTACCAAGTGGTACAACTTTTACAATTACAATGGATACTAATGAAGCCGGCACTCCTTTAAGTACTGCAGGATCAACTTCTGTTCTTTGTTATTATACTGTAGGACCCTCTCAACAACTTGGAGGTTTTGGTTGGGGTGCAGGTTTATTTGGTGGTACATCTATTGGTCCTTCAGCAACAACTTTACAAACAGCTTTAACAAATACTACAGGAACAACTATAGTTTTAAATAGTAGCTCAGCGTTTCCGGCAACAGGGACAATACAAATAGGGACTGAATTTATTACTTACACAAATAATAATACAACTACAAATACTTTAACCGGTGGTGCTAGAGGAGTTGACGGGACTACTGCTGCAACCCACAGTGCTGGGGCTACAGTAACTAATATCACTAATTATAATGGATGGGGAGATCCTGCTTCTTCTGACTTTACTATTGATCCAGGTCTATGGGTTTTGGATAACTACGGTACAAAATTAATTGCATTAATCTATAATGGAAAATGTTTTGAATGGGATGCATCCGCTGCAAACGCTACAGGAAACAGGGCAACCGTATTACCTAATGCACCAACAGCATCACGTCATGTATTAGTTTCAACTCCCGACAGACACTTAGTATTTTTTGGAACTGAAACTACTGTTGGGGATCCTTTAACTCAAGATGATATGTTTATTAGATTCTCGGACCAGGAAAGTATAGATCAAACTGATTCATATACAGTACGAGCTGAAAACACAGCAGGTACACAAAGACTAGCAGATGGTTCTAAAATTATGGGAGCTATTAAAGGTAGGGATGCAATTTATGTGTGGACCGATACTGCATTATTCTTGATGAGATTTGTTGGAGCACCTTTTACTTTCTCTTTTGAACAAGTAGGGACTAACTGTGGATTGTTTGGTAAAAATGCATGTGTTGAAGTAGACGGGTCTTCTTATTGGATGTCAGAAAACGGTTTCTTTACTTACGATGGACAATTAAGATCTATGCCTTGTCTTGTTGAGGATTACGTTTACGATAGTATTAATGATACATCTCGTGATTTAATTAACTGTGGACTAAACAATTTGTTTGGTGAGATAAACTGGTTTTATTGTAGTGAAGGTTCTGATTTAGTGGATCGAGTGGTGACATATAACTACTTAGATTCATCAGCAAAACAACCTATATGGACTACAGGTAGCCTGGATAGAACGGCATGGCAAGATTCTTCTGTATTTAATAAACCTCACGCAACTTATTATACTCCTTCGGATAGTGATTCTTTTGATGTTACTGGTAATACTGATGGTATTACTATATACTATAACCAGGAAACAGGGACCGATCAAGTAAATGCAGGGGGAGTTGTAACAGCTATCCAAGCAAACATATTATCAGGTGATTTTGACATCACTCAAAAAAGAAGTAATACAGG